ATGCAATTAAAATGCAAAATGATGTACCTCAAGGATTAAGTTCTTGCATTTTTACAGAAAATTTAAGAGAAGCTGAAACATTTATATCTTCAGTTGGTTCTGATTGCGGAATTGTAAATGTTAATATAGGACCATCAGGTGCAGAAATAGGTGGAGCATTTGGTGGAGAAAAAGATACAGGTGGTGGCAGAGAATCTGGATCTGATGCTTGGAAATCTTATATGAGAAGAACTACAGTTACAATTAATTATGGTAGAAAATTACCTTTAGCACAAGGTATAACTTTTGCATCTGATAAAAAATAATGCCTAAAGGATTTTATAGAGATCAAGACATTTGTTTTGATATTAAAAAACTGCAAAATGCAATTAAAGAAGTAGATTCAAGAGTAGCAAGACAATCCCCATTAGGAAAAAATGACCTTACTGCAATTTGTTTAACACAAATACCTGAAGATCCAAATTCAATTACAGGCGGTAATGTTAGAGGTCTATATTGGACAAAACCAGATAGCACATATAAAGAAGTAGAAAGAGAAGCACCTATTAATGAATCACAATATTCAGAATTTGTTAAACTGTTTGAAGATACATATTTTAAAGAAGTATACGATAAATTAACAACCAAATATGAATTAGGTAGAGTTAGATTACTTTGGAAAATGCCACGTACAACATTAAGTTGGCATAGAGACCCTGAACCCAGAATACATATTCCTATCATAACAAATTTTGGTGCTCGTATGTGTATAGGTGAAGTAGTTCATCATATGCCTGCAGATGGATCTGTATGGGTTACTAATAATACAAAATATCATAACGCATTTAACGGTGGAGAAGAAGATAGAATACATTTAGTTGCTACTGTTTTAAATTGCGATATGAAAATTTTTGATAGTTATCCAAATTCTTCTCTTAATCAAATTTGGTAATCTACTCTACTTGACAATACAACCAATTTCCTTTATTATAGTACTAACATTGATAACAATTAATTATTTAAGGAGATATCTTCAATGACAATTACTATACAAGAAAAAGTCCTTAATGCTTTAAACAACGGACAGGCTCTTTCTTCAGCAACGATCAAAAATAGATTTGGTGCTGGAAATCCAGGCTCTGTAATCCAATCTTTAAGATTTAAAGGATATCCAGTGTTTTTAAACACAAACAGTAAAACTGGTTGTAAAGTTTATAGAACTGGTAAAGCACCACGAAAAGTAGTAGGTGCAGGATATAAAGCATTAGCAAAAGGCTTAATATAATATTAAGAACTCTGTTAGTTCTAATATACTAAAGGTCGTCTGTAACCTACGTAATAGGGGGCGACCTTTTTTTATGGCTAATGACCCGCTATTTTACTCGTTTCTTAGGCTATTGACTTTTTGGCTTAAAGGCTTTATTATTATAATAAAGGCAACAGAAGGGCAAAATAAATGAATAAACAAATCTACGTTTTAGAAGGAAGTTACCGAAATAGAAAAGTCGAAAATACTACTTTTAAATTAGTTAAACCATACCAACCATATCCACATAAAGAAGGTGGATTCATCACAGTAAAAATAAACGATCTCACACAATATCCGGGTGCTACAAAAGATCATATAAGAATTAGTTTAAACAACGAAAATCAATTAAGAGATAAACCACCAGAATCTCGTAAAGAAGAAACTGACGCAGAAGTTGTTGAAAGAATGCGTAAACGTTTTGAAATTTTAGATTCAATGACTAAAGCAACCAAAAAAGGAGACATCAGAGCAATGATAGTATCTGGCCCTCCAGGTGTTGGTAAGTCATATGGTGTTGAAAAAGTTTTAGAAAGATATGGAGTTATATCTACATTAGGAGATTCTAAAAAGAAATATGAAGTTGTCAAAGGTGCCATGAGTGCTATTGGACTATATGTCAAATTATACAATTTTCAAGAAAAAGATTGTGTTGTAGTATTTGATGATTGCGATAGTGTTTTATTAGATGACCTATCTTTAAACTTATTAAAAGCGGCTTTAGATTCTAAACGAACTAGAAGAATATGTTGGAATACAGATTCACATATGCTACGTAGGGAGAATGTACCAGATCATTTTGAATTTAGAGGTTCTGCTATATTCATTACTAACATTAAATTTGATAATGTAAAATCTAAAAAATTAAGAGACCATTTAGATGCATTAGAATCTAGATGTCACTACATAGATTTAACAATTGATACTATGAGAGAAAAAATCTTAAGAATTAAACAAATCGTAGGAGACGGTATGTTAAATGAATATGCTTTACCAGAAGATGTTAAGCAAGAAATAATTCAATGGATAGAAGGTCATAAAAGAAGACTTAGAGAAGTAAGTCTTAGAACTGTACTTAAAGTAGCAGACTTGGCTAAAAGTTTTCCAGATAATTGGAAAGCAATGGCTGAAAATACAATTTTAAAACCGAGGTAATATGAGAACACAACCACAAGAAGTAATAGCAAAACTAGAAGCAGATAATTCTAGACTTAAAAAAGAAGCAATAGTTTTAGATGCAATGAAAGAAGGATTGGACGAATTCTTTGAAGGTCTAAAAATGTGTTTAGACAAACTATACACATTTGGAGTTAAACAAGTACCTACTAAAGATGACGTTATATCAGCTCAAGGCTGTGAATGGAAAGTGTTTAAAAAATTAGCTGAACAACTTTATAATAGAGAACTTACAGGACACGCGGCTCGTGATGCAATTAAACTTGTAATGAGTTCTGCAACGCCAGAACAATGGAATGGCTTTTATAGAAGAATCTTAATTAAAGATTTAAGATGTGGTGTTACAGAAAAAACTGTAAACAATGTTGCAAAGAAAAACAAATTTAAACAATATACAATTCCAGTATTCACTTGTCAATTAGCACAAGACTCTGCAAAACACGATAAGAAACTTACTGGTAAGAAAATGTTAGAAGTTAAATTAGATGGTGCTAGAGTTGTATCAATTGTTTATCCAGATGGCAAAGTTGATATGTTTAGCAGAAATGGAAAAGAGCTAAACAACTTTGGACATATTGCAGATGAAATAAGTGAAGTAGTTAAAAATTCTCCACCACCTTATCCTTTAATTTTAGACGGTGAAGTAATGAGTGATAACTTTCAAGACTTAATGAAACAAATTCATAGAAAAAGTTCTGCAACAGCCAAAGATGCTAAACTGCATTTATTTGATTTTATTCCATTAGCAGATTTCAAAAAAGGCATTTGGAATAAAAGCCAAAAGGATAGAACAGAAATGGTTAAGGCTTGGTACGAACAACATAAGGCAAGTCTAACAACTGTAGAAGTGTTAGATCATGAAATAGTTGACTTGGACACAGAAGAAGGGCAAAAGACGTACACAGCGATTAATAAGAGGGCAGTAGACGGGGGATATGAAGGTATCATGATAAAAGACCTAGACGCTCCATATGAGTGTAAAAGAACTACGTCTTGGTTAAAATTAAAACCATTTATTGAAGTATCATTGAAAGTAATTGACACAGAAGAAGGTACAGGTAAAAATGTAGGTAAATTAGGAGCACTTATTGTTGAAGGTACAGATGATGGCAAGTTTATTAAAACGAATGTAGGATCTGGTTTAACTGATGAAAATAGAGAAGAATTTTGGAAAGCAAAAGGAAAACTTACAGGACAAATAGTAGAAGTTAGAGCAGATGCAATTACACAGAATCAAGATACAAAAAATGAATGGAGTCTTAGATTTCCAAGGTTCTTAAGATTTAGAGGATTTGATGTCGGAGAAAAAATTTAAAGATACTTTAGCTATGGACTTGTGGTTTCCTACAATTGTATGGAACGACAACTTAAAACACATCGATAATAAGATGTTAAATAATTATGTCTTAAATCTTAAAGAAAAAGATAAAGGACGAATTGTAACTAATTATGGTGGTTGGCAAAGTAACATGATTAAAAGCAAAATTCACGAAGATTTATCACCAAGTGAAAATACTGATATAATAGAAAAATTTATTGAATCATTACAAAATGCAATTAACCAATGTGTTAAAATGGCAGGGTTAATGGATTTACAAATATGTGACTATTGGTGGAACATAAATTATAAAGGTGATTATAATAAACCACACCATCACAGTGATAGTATTTTAAGTGGTGTTTATTATATTGATATACCAGAAGACAATATGGGAGATATTCACTTTGAAAGAGAAGACCCAGCACAATATTTTCTTCCTAGATATATGCCTACGCGAAATAAATTAACTTCTACTAGAGCTACGTATAAACCTAAAACAGGTGGTTTATTAATTTTTCCTAGTTGGGTTACGCATAGTGTAGATGGTAATAAAACAGATAAACCTAGAATATCAATGAGTTTTAATACAACTATTGCCCGAACACCTGCTAATGACGAACTAGCAAGAATGAATGGATTTAAAATATGAGAAATCAATGGTACATTAAAATATATGCAATAACAATTATTGTTTTAGCATTGTTATTTTTTGCTTATAACTCAAATGCTGAAGATAAAAAACCTGGATTACAAGGGTGGGGTAATAAGTTATTTGAAGTATTAGACCAAGAAGTTCAAGACACTAAATCTTACCAAAAGAAACAATGGGAAAAGATGAAAAGACAGTTTAAAAATTTATTTAATAGAAGCGAAAAAGAGTGGAATGAATTAGATGAGTGAAGACATTAAAACAAAATATGACAGACTAGAGCACCCAGCTTTTGGACGTAAAGAACCTAAGCCAATGACTTTAGAACAAGAAAAAGAAGAATGGGATTTTTGTATGGACCAAGCAGATCACGATACAATGTTAAGAAGAGAAATGGCAAGAATTAGAAGAGAATGGGCACCTTGGAAAGAAAAAGATGTAACAGATACACATAAAGTTATCTATGAGGCAGAAAGAAGAGTTAAATTATTGCCTAAGAAAGATATTAATAAACATAAGCCTGGTGCACATGAAATATAGGGCCAGTACACTTAAAAAATATCAACTATTATCAGATAAAATTAATGATGAGCAATGGAGTACTCCTCGACTTAAAGAATTTTGGAAAAAAAATCGAAAATTTGAAAAATGGTTTAAGGAAAATGTTTTAGATGATTATTCAAAAGAGTCTGGTCATAGATTTTTTCCTTCAAAGTTTAGGGGAGAATATGGTGAAGGAAAATGAATGAATTAATATTTGGTATATTATTAATATTTGGATTAGGTATAATAGTTGGCTGGTATATGTCTAATACAATAAACAAAACTAGATACGAAAGTATATTAAAAAATAGTGCAATGATGATGGGTATGACTAGAGAAGTTTGGGAAAGAATTATTAAAGCAAAAAGGATGGAACATGGCGTTCAAAAAAAGAATGTTCAACAAGACTCCGAGAAGAATACATCGGAATAAAGGTGGACGTAAAAAAGGAACAGTTTCCATCAAACCTATCAAAATAAAAAAACCAAAACAATCGGTCTGGTTTCCTTAAATCACTATTTTTCTTTACTCAAGACTATATAAGAAATATAGCATGACTGAAAAAACGGAAATTCAAAAACCCTCAATACAGGAACGAGTTGCAAAAAGAGTACAACAAATTGCTCAACCAATTGAACTATGGTTAGACAGATTAGTTGCAAAACCTGAAAAATTTAATCCTGAAAATTACAAATTACTAGATCATCTTAAAAAAGAAAAAACAAAAGGTCAACACGCAAGAAAACTTAAAGAATTATATCAAGGACAATATGATGAAATCTTTTTTTATTATAAAGCAAAAAAGAAACCATTTGAAGAACTTAATGATGATGATCAACAGTTGGTAGAGTCATATAACGAATTTAGTAAAGAAGAACTTCAATTACACATTAAAACATACGAACATATATTCAAGGCTTGTGATTATATGATAGGTATAGCTAATGCTAATAGAAAATCAAGGAAAAGAAAACCTATTAGTAAAACAAAAGCAATTTCAAAATTAAAATATAAACGTGAAGATGACAGGCTAAAATTGATTAGTATAAATCCAGAAGATATAATAGGTTGTGAAGAACTATGGGTTTATAACACTAAAACTAGAAAACTAGGATACTATGTAACATCTACATTTGATCCAAGAGGTATGGAGCGAGAGGGCACTGGATTAGGTGTTAAAGGTACTTCGATATTTAGGTTTAATGAAGAAATTAGTGTACAAAAAACACTAAGAAAACCCCCAGAACAGCTTCCACACTTTATAAACGGTCCTAAGACTAAATTAAAAGAAGACCTTGATAATATTAAAGCAATGGGCTTAAAATTAAATGGACGTATTAATCCAGACGTTATATTACTTCGGGCTATTAGATAAATAATTGCATGAGTACAAAAGACGACATAATTCACATTAAAGCAGGACTAGTAACATTGGGTGATGCTATAGAAAAATTGACTGTTTCTGTAGATGATTCAGATGAAGTAGCTAATGTTAGCAAATCTATTAATTTTAAAGGTACTGCAGATAACTCTATATATGGCAAGGGCTTATCTTGGAGTGGCTATGGTAATAAAAAACAACTAAACTACCAAACCAATCCTGATAGACTATGGAGTAGCGACATTATAGACATTAATAAAGGCTCCCATTTTTCTGTAGATAATACATTTGTATTAAGTGAAGTAGAATTAGGGCCAACAGTTAAAACTTCTAATCTTAAAAAAGTTGGTATATTAGAAGGATTAGCAGTTAACGGAAATGTTAATTTTGACTCTTTTGTATTTTATGACTCAGGATTCAGTCGACTAGGAATAGGAACCGAACTTCCAAATGGACAATTATCGGTATCTTCTAACGACGTAGAATTTAGAGTACAACCAAATGAAGACAACGCAGAAATAGGAACCTACACAACTGCATCATTGAGGATCCAAACAGATAACACAGATAGAATTACTATAGGTGCTCATGGAGACGTTAAAATTGGAACACAAGGTGGTCAAACAACGTTAAATGTTTACGGCAAAGTTGGAATAGGCGTTACTAATCTTGATAACAACATATCTTTAGACGTTGACGGTCCAATTAGATTTCAAAGTAAAAAATTCCAAACAGGTACTGAAGCACCAACAGAAGGTTCTCATTCCCAAGGAGATGTTACTTGGAATAGCAATCCTACTCCAGGAAACGTTATGGGTTGGGTATGCGTTCAAACAGGAACACCTGGCTTATGGAAATCTTTCGGAAATATCGGAAATTAGAAAATCAACTTAACTTTTGGAATTGGGTGGGCAGAATTGCTCCTCTAGTTGCTCTTGTTATTGTTATTTTTCTAATTACATTTCAATTTAACACATTACTAGACTATACCATTGGTTTTATAAGCATTGCTTTCGCCTGTATTGCTTTTATATGGTGGTGGTGGGTAATTCAAACAATACATGATTTTTTAAAATTAAAAAATTATGCAAGTGGTAAATTTAAAGAAATTAAAAAAGAATTAGAAAGTATTAAAATAGATTTGCATAAATCAAAATCTATTAGAAAAAAAGAACACAACAAACTTAAAAAATAAGTTTATGTGTTTAAAATTTCCTTAAGATATTCTTTATTCCAATAAGAATAGTAATCTGTTTTGCGTAAATTATCTCTTGCTTCTTCTAATTCTTTTCTTTTTTGACCTAATACAAAATTATATTTTCCATTATTTGTTTTTACTTTGTCTATATACGTTTTTCTTTCTCGATGATCGGGCAAAAACACATAAGATGGATGTTCTTTATTAAGCAATTCACATAATTGATTTAATTGTGATATTGAAAAATCATTATTAAACATAAAAATTGTAACATCTTTTTTAATATGTTTTTCTTCAACAAAACGAAAACAGTTTTCTAAAATACTTTCATCACAAATAACCAAATTCCATACTGCTTTTTTGGCATAAGGGCAGACAGAATGACCATTTAAACTTTCATTTACAACACCTAAATGTTGTATCCAATCCTCTATATGGCTGTAAATACGTTGAGTCATTATAATAACGATATTTAATATGGTAGTAATAGGAAACGGCGAAAGTAGAAAACTAATCAATCTAAGTGAAATTAAATCTGAAACGATTGGCTGTAATGCTATCTTTAGAGATTGTATAGTTGATCATTTGGTTTGTGTTGATCGAAGAACACTTAAAGAAGCAATTAATCACGAAAATACTAAACATACAATGATATACACTAGGCCCGATTGGCTTAATATGTATACAAGTGTTTTTGAAGTACCAGAACTATTTTATGAAGGAAAAGAAAGACCCGATCAACCTATGCATTGGGGCAGTGGACAATTTGCTCTTTTAGTTGCAATTGACAATTGTAATAGTGAAAATATAGATATTATAGGATTTGACCTTTATGGAAATGACAATAAAATTAATAACATTTATAAAGGAACCAAAAGCTATGAAAATGATAATTCACACGCCGTAGATCCTCGTTATTGGATATATCAAAATAAAAAAATATTTGAGTATTTTTCTAAATTTACCTTCAATTACTACGTAAATAATAGTTTTAAAGTACCTGATAGTTGGACAGGTCTTAAAAATCTTAAAATTAAGGACATTAAAAAATATGAGTACTAGATACGTTGTTTGTCTTAAACATGGATTTAAGTATGGCCCTGAATATGTAAACATTTTAGCTAAAATGGTTAAAAGAAACTGTACTCTTCCTTATGAATTTGTTTGTTATACTGAAAACACACATGGTATAGACAAAAATGGTATAACAATTTTACCATTACCTACTGCGTATCCAATGATTTCTGGATGGTGGTATAAACCTTTGTTATTCAATCCTTGGCAAAAACAATTAAATGGCACAATTCTTTATATTGATTTAGATGTAATTATATTTAGAAATATAGATAAACTTTTTACATATAAAGAAGGATCTTTTTGTGTAATAAAAGATTTTAATAGATCCACCAATCCTGATTGGACTAGAATGAATTCTAGTGTAGTTAGATGGCAACCAGGACAACAGTCTCAAGTATATACAGAATTTATAAAAGACCCAGGTCATACAGCACGAAGATTTCACGGAGATCAAGATTGGTTGTATGCTAATGTAAAAAAAGATTTTGAATTTTGGCCTGATGAATGGATCCAAAGTTATAAATGGGAAATGAGAAATAGACCGCCTATGGTTAGACAGCCAAATGGTATTAGGAATTTTAAATCACCCGGAGTTCCTATAATAAAAGAAAATACAAGTATTGCTGTTTTTCACGGTGACCCTAATCCTAAAGTATGTTGTGACCCATGGTGTAAAGAAAATTGGAAGTAATTAGTTTAAAAGAATTGTTTGAAGTAATACATTGGTGTAATACCATTTCAGAAACTACAGTATTACCAATGAATGTAGTAGAATATTGTTCTGCTGTTCACACATATACTCTTGGTGAACATTTTGACAATAATTTTGAAAATTTTAAAACCATGTATCAAACATATATAGGAAACCTACAATGATAATACGAAAATTGATACTCGTCATTTGTTTTTTTGTTCTTATAAGCAGTTGTGTTAGAGGAAATCATACGTTAACCTCAGTATGTTATAAAGAAAAATATCATACGTTACTATTAGATGGAGCAAGAACTGTTAAAAGAATAGTTGATGATGAATGCTATAAAAAGGAAGAAGTCCTACGTTGGAAGTGGCATAAACAATTTTAATAATACCAAAATAGTTCTTGATTATTAATTTAAAATATTATATAATCATTGAAATGATAGACACATATATTACCAAAATTAAAAATTGGATAGGCCATAGGCTAAAAGAAAGAACTACTGCTGATGGTATAGTTCTTATCGTAGCAGGTATTGTTTACTTAATTTTTAAACCTATAGCAAGTTTAGTGGCTTATGCCGCTATTTTCTATGGTGGTTGGACAATTTATAAAAAAGAAAATAAATCCGACAATTAAAAATCACTTACTCGCTTTGTACTAGATACAGGCATATCTAAGAGTTTTCTTTGTTTAACACCTTGTTGTTGAGCAAACTTTTTAGGATCACATTTAGCACATACGTGCTTATAAAAATCTGTTAATCTCTTTACTTCAATACTACCTCTAGGTCTGATAAATTTTTCAGAGCAAGAATCACATTTAAAAATGTAAAGGGTTTGTACCCTTTTACATTTGTGTTTTTTACCTAATTTGCTGGTCCTTTCAGACCAAGTAGTTTTTTTCTCTTCACCAATAAACATATAATTTTATTTACATTAGGATTAATGGATTTACCATAAATAGTGTTAACAGGAAACATTAAAGATGGCGATATTAACACTTACAGACTCGGCAAAGCAAAAAATTAAAGAACTTTGTACAGAAAATAGCAAATATGCTGTGAGATTAGGAATTAAAGGCGGCGGATGTGCTGGTTTTTCCTATGATTGGGGATTTGCAAATCAAGACCAAATAGAAACAAATGATGAATTAATTCAAGTAGATGGTGGAAATCTATTAATAGATTCTGGTAGTATAATGTTTCTACTTGGTTCAGAATTAAGCTACGTAAAAGAAGTATTTGGTTCACAATTTAATATTACAAGTCCTAAAGTAAAATCGTCATGTGGTTGTGGAGAAAGTGTAACTTTTGATATGGATAAGGTAACTGTAGATGTCTAAACAGATTATTAATATAGGTATAGAAGGTAATGACGGTACGGGTGATGCGATAAGAGACGCATTTCGTAAAGCCAATGAAAACTTCACAGAATTATATGCAGTATTTGGTCAAGGTGGTCAAATTACTTTTTCTGCATTAAGTGATACACCTGCCTCACTAGGTTCTAAAAAAATCCCAATATCTAACGATGCCGGTAACGCCATCGAAATGAGAACAATAACAGGTGGCACAGGAATAGCTGTTGACTTAACAACAAATTCCGATGCTATTATTTTAAACAGTACAGGAACCACAGTTGATTCTGACGCTACACCAGGATTAGGCGGTCCACTTAATGGTAATACTTTTCCTATAGGAAATATATCCATTACTGATCAAGCAGTAATAGATTACAATACAGCCCACGGGGCAAATATATCTATAGATGATCTTGTAATTAATAAAAAATATGCAGATCAAAGATATTTAAAAGTTTCAGGAGGTCCTAGTGGAGCATCAGGACAACTTAGAGTTAGAAATGAACCTACAGACGGTTCAGAATATACATTAACAATAACTGCTTTTAATAATGGTGACCCTACAATAACTAATCACGGATTTGACGCAGGTTCAAATGGTTTAGCTTTCATTTATAATTCTACGGCAACTGATGCAGTAAATTTAGTATCAGAGTCTATTTACTACATTAGATACATTGATGTTAATACTTTATCTCTTCACGCCAGTGTAGCAGAAGCTACAAATGATGATGACAGTACAAGAGTTAAAATTTCTGCTAGTGGTGGTTCAGGAACTCAAACACTTGCTGATAATGAATACGATAGTACGTTAACAGGTAATTGGTTAAGTTCAGAAGCTCTTCCTAGAAAAGCTATAGTTCGAAGACAAGGCGATACTATGGAAGGAATACTTAATTTATTTGACCATCCAGGAGCAATGGCTGGATTAGGAAGAACATATCCAGATGCTTACGCAAATATAGTTGCAAATAGAGAATTTTTAGCAGACGAAGTAATGGCTTGGTTTGATACTGCTTATCCAAATGCTCACAATCAACTTTTTAGTGTATCAGCCGCAACATACTCTCCTGCATCAGGAGTAATGGAATTAACTGTTGGGTCACACACTTTACAAGCTGGTACTACTATTAAGATTGACGCAAATAGTTTAACATTTACTTGTGCTTTAGATAGTCATGCAACAAATCATACCTATCCAAGAGCAACTGGATCATCTGCACCAGGCGGATATGATCCTGTTTACAATACAGCAATTGCAATTACTGGAGTAACAGCAACAACAATTACTGTAAATGTTGGTATATCAAGTGATACGTCAGCACATACATTTGTAAGTGCTACTTCTAATTGTATATCTACTGAACGTCATGAAAAATGTGAACGTGATACAAAATTTAATATTGATGCAATTGCACATGACGTAAAACATGGAGGTAATGCAGAAATAATTAGAGTATCAAAATATTATTGGGAAGGTGCATCATCACAACTTGCCGCTGGCGAAATAAATTATGCTATTCTAATTAATAATAAATTAAGAGATTTTATTAATACTAATATTATACCTAATGTTGCACTTTCTACAAATCAAAATCCAGTAGTTACTACACAAACTACTACAACTAAAAATGGAGAAGCAGGAGCTGATACAAAAGTAACTTCGTTAGTTGCAACTATTAATAATATTACTGAAAACGGTTTAGATGTCATACCAACACCAACACCTGCAGTAGATGTCGGTGATTTACAGGCGGCAACAAAAAAATATGTTGATTCAGCAGTTACACATTCAGCAACTAATTTATTTGTAAACACCAAAGGTGACGATTCAATGGAAGGGATACCTCAAGATAAATGGGGTAGAACTTTAGGTACTGCTTATGCTACAATAGGTGCCGCGGCGGCTAGAGCAGAAGAAATAATGAATACTACTCCTTTTGAACCAGGTCCTTGGAGACAAGTTATTACATATAATAATGGTGCTAATGATTCTACAATAACATCTTCCGGTGTTGACAATAGTAGCGGTTATGGTGATGTAAAATTATTAATTGATGCTAATAGACAATTTATAATTGAAGAAGCAGTTGCAAGTACAGAGGCATCATATCCTACTCACGTAAATTTTGGAACTTTATGTAGAAGAGATTTAGGTTATGCTCTTGATGGATTAATTATAGATATAATAAATGGATTAAATGCTAATTACCAAGCAATTTTAGTAGGGCAAAGATTTTATAACAGTAATAGTGGATTGTATGCAATTACTACACAAAAAGATCAAACATTACACGCAATAGGTTATGCTAAACAACTTGTAAATTATATTTTAACTAATACATCACCAGGTAGTTTATTCCAAACAGATTATACTCAAACAATTAATAATTCTTGGACTGTAGATGCTAATGGATTAGCTTCTGCTCAAGCAAAATTTACAATTATAGAAAATATTGTTACTAATGGTTTAAGTGTTTCTCCTGCTCTTGTTGATGGTAGTACTTGGGAAATTAAACTTGACAATGGTGGCACAGGTAACGTAGATCCTAATCCAACTAATAGTCCAGATTTAATTGCTGGAAAAATGGTTAGAGGTTTAACTACTCACGCAACAGGAAAAGTAGTTTCTGTAACACAAGGAGCTTCTGTAGATACAGTCCTAGTTGATTTATTAGAACCAAAAACATTTGCAATAGGTGAAAAAGTAGAATTTGCTCAACCAATAAGAGAGAAACATATAGCTATAAAAGTTGAATCAGGCGTATATTACGAAGACCTTCCAATCAAATTACCTGATAACGTTTCTCTTCAAGGTGATGAAATGAGAAGAAGTATTATTAGACCTCGTGACAGAATTTCTCAATCTCCTTGGGTAAGAATGTATTTTTATAGAGATTTAACATTTGATGGTTTAACAATTGCTACACAAAATTATGGTTATCACTATTTGTCAGATGCAAATGACAACGCCAGTACTCCTAAAAATAATAAAGAATTAGATATTCTTTTATTAAACAACTCAAGTATTATAAAAAATATAACATTCCAAGGACATGGAGGCTTTGCACAGGTATTAGATCCTGAAGGAGCAATTCTTACTAAATCTCCTTATACGTTTGACGCCGCTTGTTATTCTCAATCTATAAATGCTAAAGCATTTAGAGGTGGAATGTATATTGATGCATTCGCAGGTAATTTACCTACAAAAGTAACTAATGTTGTTAGTCCTTTTATTTTAGACGTAACAAGTGATGCAGGAACAGGTTTAAGAATTAGAAAACCAATGACACCTTGTCCTTTTTATATTGATGGTGATAGATATCAAATTAATGCAATAAAAAATTATGATCAAGCAAACGGTACAGCTCAATTACTTCTTGACTCTACATCCAATAGTGGTAATGGTTGGACTGGTGCATATTCTCCACCTTATTCTATTAATGTTCAAACAGCAGGTAATAAATCAGCTTTAGGTCACGCATTTACTCAAATAAATGATTTAGGTTATGGTATAGTTGTTACTAATAGTGGATTATCAGAATTAGTATCTTGTTTTACATATTTCTGTCAAACAGGTATGTATGCAAATCAAGGTGGAAAAATAAGATCTTTAAATAGTTCTTGTTGTCATGGAACATACGGACTTGTTTCATCAGGCAGTGACCCTAACGAATCTGTTGATCCTATAACATTAACAAGTGACATGGTTCAAACAGCACTAGCCCGAGATGATGGTGCTAGTCTAACAAATCCTAGTGGAGCATTATCAATTTATGTTTTTGATTTAGATTATGTTGTTACTAATAATTCTGAAGTAGAAGTAGATCACGGTGGAGTAACAGGTGTTATAAGATATGAAGTTACAACTATTGAAACAACTACGGAAACTGCTCCGGCAAGTACTAGAGATTCAGCAATCTATAAAATTAATTTAGGAACAAGTGGTAAAAACGAAACATCTACAACAGGATTAAAACAAGCTATTGCAGATGATCAAACAATAACGATTAGAGCAAATTCTCAATTTGTATTTGGTGCTGTAGATGATCCGTCCCCAACAAAACCTACTACTGCTATAGTTTTTGATGAAACTCCTACAGTAACATATAGAAGTATTTCTTATTCAACATCTAACCCAGTTGGTGTTGCCTTACCAGCCAATAGTGCCTTAATTGCTTTTGATGATGTTTATGACTATATTAAAGTAGTTGTAAATGATGCAGAAGCTCAAAATAGCACTCACGCAGGTGCAGGAACAACAATGGGACATACAGTAGGTGATGTTGTAATTGCAATTGATAAAGTTGCAGAATCAGTAGATATTGCAAGATTAAACAATGGCGATATGACATTTGGTTGGGATGGTAAAACTCACAAAATTACAAGTTATACAGATAGAACAACATATGCCACAATAGAAATTACAGATGTATCAAATATTAATCCTACTCCAATAGGTACAGGAATTCATAGTCCTATGTCAGGATATACTGGAAGTTCTGGTGCTCCTACATTAAGAGTTGGCTTGTCATCTACTGAACCAGCTACAATTACTGTATTTGTTTCTACACTAAGAGCATCAAATCATGATTTCTTAGATATAGGAACTGGTGGTTGGAATAGTACTAACTTTCCTAATGTAATTTATGGAGCTCCAACAACAGCTCCAGCTCAAGCTAATGAAACTTTAGAATTAGATAAAGGAAGAATTTACTATGTTAGTACTGATCAAGATGGTTTCTTTAGAGTAGGAAAATATTTTACAGTTGATCAAGCCACAGGAACAGTTTCTTTTGCGGCGGCAATTGCAATTAGTAATCTTGATGGTATAGGATTTAAAAGAGGTGTTGTTGTAGCAGAATTTAGTACAGACGGCTCAATGATTGACAATTCTACTGATACTGTACCAACAGAATCAGCTGTTAGACAATATGTTAATAGAAGATTAGGTTTTGACCATGCAAATACTTTAGTAGGTAATCCAATTGGTGCAGGTGCAGTTGCTAGAGATGGTTCTGCTCCATTTACAGCAAACGTAGGTGCAGGCGGACATAAATTAATTGACTTATCAGATCCTTCAGCAGATCAAGATGCCGCTACAAAAAGTTATACAGATAGCATCATATATGAAACAGATCAAATTGAAGATATAAGAAATATTAATATTTCTAGTTTAGCTTCAGGTCACCTTTTAGTATTCAATGGAGCATATAGATTATTTTCTAATCCAGCATCAGGTGGAAATTTTGCGGCAAGTGATGTAATCACTGGTTCTGTTACAGGTGCAACAGGAACAATAACAGAAGTTGAAGTTCTTGTATTACCTGGAGGCGTTAATGCTACTAGAATTACTTTTAATTGGACTTCTAGCCCAACAGCTTTCACAACAGCAGATATAATTGACACAGGTGGTGGAGTTACAGCTCAAGTTATTGATGCTCCTATGAATGAAGTAGCCAATGCTGTAATGTCTGCATCTAGTGATGTTAGTATAACTGCAACTAGAGGAGCAAATGATACTGAAATAGATTTCCAAATAGAATCAGATGTTATTGTAAATGCAGATGTTAAATCCGACGCCAACATATCACAAAGTAAATTAAACTTAAATGCGGCAACTACAAGAGCAAATGCTTCAGGAATTAGTCAAGCAGACTTAGGTGTTGCAAGTTTTGATAGTAGCACTTTTACTATTACTGATGGTTGGGTTGAAATTACTCCTAGTTCACTTACATTTAGTGACTTACCTAATTTAGCTCAAAATGAAGCATATGCTAGAACAGCCGTTGGTTCAGGTTCAGCAAGTGCAATTAGTTTTGATGATATAATTAGTGGAGGTGGTGCAGTTATTGATTCTGACTTTGTTACAGAAGTAGGACAAGCAGATGATCCTGGAGAAGCACTTATAAAAATTGGTGCAGGTCAATACAAAATTACTAATGTATCAAAAACAGGAGAATCAAACAGTATAATTAAATCAGATGGTTCTGGTGTAGTTAATATTTCATCTTTGTCTATAGATAGTAATCCGACAATGGATGTTGTTTCAAGTACTCTTGAATTTCACACACCTGGCGGAATAAAATTTTTATCAGGAGTTGGAAGTACATCTGCTACTACTGTTGTTGATTTTATAGGAAAAGAATTTAGCCTTAATCATGTTTCTACTGGAGATGCTTCAGCAAGTAATTCTCAAGAAGCAGATGACGCCGCTCTTGCAGTTAGTCATTTATATACAAAATTTATAGAATCAGAAGAAAAAGATACTGATCCAACTGGAATAGGTTTAGGTCAAAGTAGTGCATACGTTTCTGCCAGTGATACAGGTACAGAAGGTAGAATAGCACTTGTGGCTGACGGACTTGTTCCAGTATTAGTTACAGCAACAGGAATTATTCCTGATGCAGATGTAACATATAACATTGGTACATCTACAAGAAAATATAATACAATGTATGCAACTACTTTTGAAGGTACAGCAACATCGGCACAATACGCTGACTTGGCGGAAAAATATATTGCCGATAATGAATATGATCCAGGCACAGTTATAATATTTGGTGGGGACAAAGAAGTTACTACTACACAATTATCTGAAGACACAAGAGTTGCTGGAGTTGTTTCGGACAAACCAGCATACTTAATGAATTCAGAACAAGAAGGTGGAACAGCAATTGCTCTTCAAGGTAGAGTTAAAGTTAAAATAGCTGGAATGTGTAGAAAAGGTGATATGTTAGTTACAAGTAGTATTAGAGGATACGCTTCATCTAGTCCTGATCCTAGAGTTGGAACAGTATTAGGTAAAGCATTAGAAGATCATATGAGCCCAGGACAAGGTATGATAGAAATGGTAGTAGGTAGAGTATAATGGCACAACAAAATATAAATGTAGGTACAAGTGCAAACAAAGGTGATGGTGATCCATTAAGAACGGCGTTTACTAAAATAAACTCCAATTTTACTGACGCAGACACTAGAATAGTTGCATTAGAAGATGGAACAATTTCTTTAGCAACTTTAAAATCAGTAGTGGCGGCAAGTACAGATTTTAATGATTTTAAAACAAGGGTAGCGGCATTATAGGATAGATTATGGCAGATAGAATACCACTTATAGTAGATACATCGGACGGTAATAAAATAAAAGAATTACCAGTAGGTGATAATTTAGATTTATCTAATTCATCATTAGTTAATGTTACATCTGTAACAGCTACTAGTGTAAATGTAGGCGGAAATCTTTTTACTGGATCATATGCAGATCTTACAAACACTCCTACAATTCCAACAGATATTAGTGACTTAACAGATACTCAAAGTTTGCTTGGTGCAGGAGGTGGTGGTACAACTATTATATCAGGCGGTGGTGCTGGACGATGGATGTTAACTGCTGATGACAGTACTCAAGTTGATATATTATCAGACAATACAGTAAAAATTGCAGGAGCAGGTAATATTACTACTGCTACATCTGATGTATCAGGTACTACTGTTCTTACTGTAACTGGAACAGAATCAATAAGATGGGATTCCGGTTCAGGTTTATTTGAATTATTCACCGGTGTTGATTGGATCCCAATTATAGATACTACATATACATTTGAAGCAGGTGATGGTGATACCGCAACTTCTAAAAAAATTCGATTAACAGGTACTGGTCAATCTACTCAAGACGTAACAGTTAAAGAAGGAACAGGCGTTACTATAACTAGAACAAGCAACGAATTAACATTTACAGCTACAGACACAGATACAACTTATTCTATATCAGCGGCTGAGGATGGTAATACAAATGCTGTACTAAGATTAACCGCTTCTAGTCTTTTAACAGATGACGTTATATTTGCTCCAGGTTCAGGTATTGGTATTGCTAAAACAGATGATAACACATTAACTATTTCAAATACTGCGGCGGGAGCCAATGCTTTTGGAACTGTTACTGTTGGAGTAACTGATATTGAAGCAGATACTACTAATGATACTTTAACCATTGTAGGAGGAGCTAATATTGATGTAACAGGAGATGCAGGAACTGATACTATCACAATTGCTAATACTCATGCTGATCAAAATCTTTTTAATCAAGTAGCAGGAGATACAGGAAGTAGAATAGCTCAAACTACTACAGAAACTTTAACAATAGCCGGTGGCACAAATGTTACAACAACTGTTGCAGGTTCTACTGTAACTATTGACGCAACAGGTGGCGGCGGTTCACAAAATGTATTTGGAGTAATTGCAGTTAGTGGTCAAAGTAATGTAGTAGCAGATTCTACAACAGATACTTTAACTCTTGTTGCTGGTACAGGAATAACACTTACAACTAATCCTACGAATGATAGTATAACTGTTACAAATAGTTCTACGGGATCATCACAAAATTTATTCCAAACAGTTGCAGTTTCCGGACAAAATAATATTGTTGCAGATTCGGCTACTGACACTTTAACTTTTGTAGGAGGTTCAGGAATAACACTTACAACTAATAGTACAACTGACGCTGTAACTATTGTTAATGCAGATCCAAATGTAGATCAAAATATATTCCAATCAATTGCGGTTAGTGGTCAAGGTAATGTAGTAGCAGATTCTACAACAGATACATTAACTTTCGTTGCTGGCAGTAATATGACAATTACTACTGATGTAGCAACTGATACTGTTACATTTGCTTCAAGTGGTGGAGGTGGATCTCAAAACGTATTTGATAAAATTGCTGTTAGTGGAGAAACAGATGTTGTAGCAGATTCTACAACAGATACATTAACTTTCGTTGCTGGTGCTGGTATAGGAATTACAACTACTCCTGGTACTGATAGCGTAACTATTTCTGCCTCAGGTGGAGCAGGATCACAAAGTTTATTTGAAACAATTGCAGTTAGTGGTCAAAGTGATGTTGTAGCAGATACAACAACTGACACATTAACTTTTGTTGCAGGTACTAATATGACAATTACCACTGATGCTGGAACTGATACTGTTACATTTGATTCAAGTGGTGGTGGAGGTTCTCAAGATTTATTCAAAACAATTACAGTTGCAGGACAAGATGATGTTGTTGCAGATTCAACTGCTGATGTTTTAACTTTTGTTGCTGGTACAGACATATCAATAACAACTAATCAGGCGGCTGATAGTATTACAATTAATTCTACTGGTAGTGGTGGTGAAGATAATGAATTTTCATTTAAAACAATTGAAGTTTCAGGACAAAGTGATGTTGTAGCAGATACAACAACTGATACATTAACATTTATTGAAGGTAGTAATATGACAATTACTACTAGTGGTGATTCAATTACATTTGCATCAACAGGCGGTGGAGGCTCACAAAATTTATGGGCAACTGTGGCAGGAGATACAGGTAGTACAACAGCTAACACTACTACAGATATTTTAGGAATAGTAGGTGGAACAGATATTAGTACTTCTATTGTAGCAGATCTTTTAACAATTAATTACACAGGAGGAGCTAGTGCTCAAAATTTATTCAGTACAATTGCTATATCAGGACAAAATTCAATAGTAGCTGATGCTCCTACTGATACATTAACTATAGCGTCAGGGGCAGGTATAGTATTAGTAACTACTGCCGCTACAGATACTCTAACTATTGCAAATTCGGCACCAAATATAGTTCAAGATGTATTCTCCGAAATTGCAGTTTCAGGACAATCAAGTCTTTTCGCAGATTCATCTGCAGATACGTTAAATGTGGCGGAAGGTGCAGGAATAGAAGTAACAACAAGTGCTGGTACCGACACTTTAACAATTACAAATACTGCTCCTAATGTAGTTCAAAGTCTATGGTCACAAATAAGTTCAGATTCAGGTAGCACAACAGCTAATACTTCTACAGACGCTTTAGCAATACTAGGTGGAACAGATATTAGTACTTCTGTATCCGGTGACACCTTAACTATTGCTTACACAGGGTCTAGTGGTTCTAATCAAAATTTATGGTATACTATAGATTCAGATTCAGGTTCTACAACAGCAAATTCAACAACAGATACATTATCAATTGCCGGTGGTACAAGTATTGGAACATCTGTATCAGGAGATATTTTAACTATTACAAATCAGGCTCCAAATGTAGATCAAAATTTATTCAATACAATTGCAGTCTCAGGACAAAGTGATGTTATTGCAGATACAACAACTGACACATTAACTTTTGTTGCTGGTACAGATATAACAATTACAACTAATGCAACAAATGATAGTATTACTATTAATTCTACTGGTGGAGGTGGAGCAGGAACTCCAGGTGGTTCTACAACAGAAGTTCAATATAATGACGGTGGATCGTTTGCTGGTGATTCTGATTTAACATGGAACTCAGGCACTAATACATTATCAGCTAAAAATATTATTGCTGAAACTGTAGAAACAGAAACTATCGAAGCTCCTTCCAGTTTAGTAGGAACTTATACAATTTCTTCTCCAACAACTATTACTTTAGATCCAGTTAGTGAAGTTATACTTGATGCTCCAATAAAATTACTTGGAAAAACAGCGGCTCAATTAGCAACCTTCACTGCAAGTGCTGGAACAATAGTTGCTGTATCAGATAATAGTTATAAACCAGCATACTACGATGGTTCAAATTGGAAATATGTTGCAACTGATGGAGGTGTATAATGTCAATGCCCGATCGAGGTGCTCCACCTAAACAACCTGATAAAGAGTATGAAGATAAGATAGAAGAGATGAAAGCAAAAATGCGATCATCAAGTCCGGATGATAATTTTGAAGTTATTGTTACAGTAAAAGCCGGTGTTAACTGGGAAGTACTTCATAATGAACTTACTAGAGATACTACTGCCGATCCAAGTGTAGATTCAAATATCATACCAGATAGAACTGTTGATGTTATTAAGTTAAAATCTACTAATAAAAGAAATACTCATTATAATTTAAATTCTAACGAAATAAAAAAATTACAAAATGATCCAAGAATCGAAGCCGTTGAAGCACCGTTAAATCCAATGTTTATAATACAACGAAATTATCATGAGGGAGGATTTGAAAAAAGTGAGGATCATACTAGCAATTATAGAAGAGATAATTGGGGATTATTAAGACATACTAGTCAAACAAATAATTATGGATCAAGTAGTTCAGATCCTGGTGGTACATATGATTATGTTTTAGATGGTACAGGTGTTGATGTTGTGGCTCAAGATTCTGGAGTTGTAATGGGACATCCTGAATGGGAAGATTCAAATGGAGTTAGTAGATATGATATGCATGATTGGTATACGGTATCTGGAATATCTGGAACTCAAGCTAATGACTTTTATTCATCAACCGATGGTTCTCATGGATCTCATGTTATGGGAACAATTGCAGGCAAAAACTTTGGTTGGGCAAAAAATTCTAAAATTTACAGTATGAGGGGCTTTGGATCTGGTAGCATTGATTTGTATGATGGTATGGACATAATGAGAGGTTGGCATAATAATAAAAATGATCCAAATCATGCTCTATGGACCGGTACACATAGACCAACTGTAGTTAATATGAGTTGGGGTTCTAGCCAAAAATTTTATGGTTATGGTGTTGGCTTTAATATTATGGGTTTTCCAATAACCGGTGGAAGTTATCGTGGAAATTCTTATTCTATTAATAGCAACAGTGATATGAGAAATAAAGGTTTAAGTTTTTATGGTTGGTCTGACGCAATGGACTCTTACCCTAATGCAAATATTAATACTGTGGGTAAAAATGCCGAGCTCGAAGAAATGATTGATGATGGTATTATTGTATGTATTGCTTCAGGGAATGACGGTCAAAAATGGGATCTTCCTAGTGGAGCAGATTGGGACAATTACGTTACTTTTGGAGCAGATAGTAGCGGCTATCTTCCTGACCAATACAATTGGTCTTCTTGGGGAGGAAGCCCTGTCTCTGGAAATAAGTATTATTATAATAGAGGAGGCAGTCCTAATCCGAATTTTAATAGGGCAGGCCAGGCTTTTGTAGTTGGGTCAGTTAATAAAAATACTTATAGTTCTACTAGGGATAGAAAAAGTTCTTTTAGTTCTCAAGGTCCAGGAGTTAATATTTGGACAGCAGGTGAGGCAATTATAAGTTGTTCTGACGGCAGTGCAGGCGGACCATACTACCATGATACCAGTTATTGGCAAGAGAAAATGCAAGGAACATCTATGGCTAGTCCTCAGGCGGCAGGAATGGCGGCTTTAGTATTACAAATGCACCCCGATTGGACACCTAAACAAGTTGTAAGTTTTATGATTCAAAATGCTATTCAAAGTAGCTTTCATTCTTCAAAAGCTAATAGTGGACAAGAAGATGATTATACTAATTATTGGTCTCTATTTGGTAGTGAAGGTGATCTTGCTTATATACCAATGGGTAGACGTGCACCTTGGAATTGGAGTTCAACTTAAATCTGATAAATATGAGTAGGAGATAAAAATGGCAGTTAGCAGTGTTAATATAGGTAATATAGCAAACGACGGTACAGGAGATGATTTAAGAGAAGCGTTTATTAAAGTTAATAATAATTTCGCTGACTTAGATGCTAGAAATCCTGAAAAAACTACAGCATCTAATTTATTACCCGACGATGCTAACACTAAAGGTTTATTTTCTACAGTAACAGATTTTGATTTAAAATTTAAAAGTCTTAAAGCAGGTACTAACGTTAGTTTTAGTTCTGATGCTAATCAAATTACTATAACTTCTTCAGGTATTGTCAGTATTCAAGTTACTACTGATGCAGGTAGTCTTACTCCAATAGGTAGTACAGGGTTAGCTAGGTTTCTTGGTGCTGGTGGTGTTCTCACAACTGGTGGAGGAACTGACGTAACGATAGATTCAAGATTATCTAGAGAAACATCTCCATCTTTAGGAGGTACTCTAGACGCGGCGGCAAATAATATTAATAATGTAGGTACATTAACAGTTCAAAACGTAGATGGACTTGTAAAAGGTATAGATGTTGGTAATATTGATTCTGTTGTAGGCTTTGATATGGGTGGAATTGTTCCTACTGCTGTTAGTAACCTAATGCAATGGTTTGAAAGTTTAAAACCACTTGATATGGGTACTCCAGCTTCTCCAAACGCAACAAACATAGATTTAGGCACTTTAGCATAATTGTTCTTACGATAAATATTAAAAAAGGACAATAATTCATGAGTACATTATGGAGTGTTAGAACCGGTCATAATTTAGGAACCTATCAAGAAAAGGTTCCGACTACCATCAATCTACCAACAGTTGGCACTATTGTTACTGAATTATTAGCAGGAACATTACCGGCAGGAACAAGATTAGAAAATAATACAATTACAGGTACATTTTTTGAAGTACCAAGAGATACAGAATATAAATTTGTTATAAGAGGAACAAAACTAATAATTGATAATCCAAGTGAAACAGAAGATAGAACTTTTACTGTTAATGTCCAAGGACCAGATGTTCCATTATGGATTACCCCTGAAGGATCTTTACCTATTGGAGCAAATGCCCAATTATTCATACTAGACAGTTCTTATGTAGATTTTCAATTACAAACTATTGATTCAGATTTAAGTACAGGTAGTACTTTAAAATATTACATTCCTAACGATGGAGGTGAGTTACCCCCAGGAATTACATTAAGCGAAGATGGAAAATTAAGTGGAATAGTAGATCCTATATTAGCATTAGACATTAATTCAAGTACAGGATTTTATGATTCAAATAATTATTCAGTTTATCCATTTGACTTTGGTAATATAGGCGCCTATCCGGCTAGTAGTTATTATTTTGACGTTGAACAAAATTATGCATTCTTTAATCAAAATAATAAAATAAAATCTCCTAGAAAACTTAATAGATATTATGAATTTAAAGTAAATGTAACCGATGGTGATACTATTACAACTAGATTATTTCAAATATTTGTTATTGGTGATGATTTCCTAAGAGCAGATAATACTATTATGCAAGTTGGCTCTGGAATTTTTACTTCAGATGGAACATATTTAAGAGAACCAAGATGGTTAACTCCTCGTGATATAGGTTATAAGAGAGCAAATAATTATGTAACTATTTTTCTTGATTTATATGATCCTAATACATTACCAGGAACAATATCTTATATATTAGAACATAAAAATGATGATGATACTGATAGCAAATTACCTGAAGGTATGACCTTAGATGTTAAAACAGGAGAAATAGCTGGTCGAGTACCTTACCAACCTACAGTTACAAAAGAATATAAATTTACTGTAACTGCATTAAGATATGACTTACAGTCAGAATTAGTTGCTGTTCCAATAAATCCATATGAAGATCAATTACGAGGTTCAGGAGATTTAAAAATAGCAAAATTACCATTAGGAACTGCTGATGGTATAAAAGATTTAGAATCATTAAAAACTCAAACAATAATGATTAATGGCAATGAATTTGTAGTTCAAGGAGTTAATGGTGAAAATGAAAAATATGATACATTATCTCTTGATAAAAGTTTAATTGGAGAAGAACTTCACGTTTATACAGGGATAGTGTATGAACCAGCGACTTACTTAACCAACCCTACAGAAATTACTAGAGCTAACAATGAAATTTTTGTTTATAATAGAGTAGACAAAGACAAGTACATTGGTAGAACATTAAAATTTAGCGATTCAGAAAAATATGAAATTGAAAGCATTGAAACGGTATTAGCTGAAGGGAAACCAGCAGATCAAAATATTGCAAACGCAACTGCAATGGAAAAATTAGTTCTTAATACAAGTATTACTAGAAGTTTTGTAAACAATGAAAATATTAGTATTGGGGCATTCAAAGGAAAAACTACATTTAAACAATTTGTTGTAGGATCCACAGATACACAACCTCAAGCAACTAAAACATTTACAGTTAACATATTAGGAGAAATTGACAGTACTATATCATGGGTGACGTAACCGCAACAAATCTTGGAAGTATTAAAGCAAATTACATTAGTACTTTTAAAGTAGAAGCTACAAGTACAGTGCCAGACGCTAAAATGAAATACTTTTTAACGTCGGGTGAATTGCCGCCTGGACTTGTTTTATCTATTAATGGTGAAATAATAGGTACTGTAAGACAATTTTCTTCAGGAAATTCAGGTGGGTTAACATTCTTTGAAGATAATTTAACTTTTGATGGTGATACTACGTCTATTGATAGAGTATTCACATTTACTATAACCGCTAGAGATAGATATGGGTTTAGTGCTGTACCTAAAACTTTTTCAATATCTGTTATAGTCGAAGGAAGCACTTTATACAGTAATTTATATGTTCAACCTTCACTTCAGTCAACACAACGAGATGCATTTAAATCATTTATTTCAGATCCTAATATATTTAATCCTGCATCTGTTTATAGAGAAACTGATTCTACATTTGGAGTACAAAAAAAATTAAGAATGTTAATATATGCAGGAATAGAAAGAAAAACAATTGATCATTATGTTTCTGCAACTGCTTCAAATCATAAAAGAAAAAAATATAGACTAGGTGAAATAAAAACTGCTGTAGCCAAATATCCTGGTACGCATGATATAGCCTATGAAGTAGTATATATAAATGTTATAGATCCAATGGATGACGGCTCAGGCAAAGTTCCAAAAACTGTTTTAACTCCAGAGGGACAAAAACTTTTAATAAATCATACTCAAATTGAAGTAAATGATGATTCTACAAAACTAAATGTAGGAGGTTCTTCATATACAATATTCCTTCAAAATAATGAAGCAATATCAACCCAAGCTATTGGGGAAGATTTACAAATTTATGCAAGAGCTGGTCGACTTTTCTTAGATGTAATTAATGGTACCCTTTCAGTTACATTAGTTGATGGTAGTACTGTACTAGATGTAGGAACTGTATCTATTAATAATGCAGATCCTTTTAGATTCAGACCAAAAAATGGCGTAATAAAAGTGGATACAAATCTAATAAAAACAAATACACTTCACAACAACTTAAAATACCTTAGTAATACGTCTAATATGAGAAATACTATTAAAGGGATAGGAACTACAGCATCAGAATTTTTACCTCTTTGGATGAGAACTGCTCAAGAAGGTACAATTCAACAACTAGGGTATATAACAGCTATTCCACTATGTTATTGTAAGACAGGTACTAGTCAAACCATAGCATCTGCTGTTAAAAATAGTAGTTTCGATTTTAGTCAATTAAACTTTGAAATAGATAGATACATAGTAGATAATACTACAGGAAATGACACAGAACAATACGTACTCTTTCCTGATTATGACTATAACATATAAGATAAATAATATTAGGATATAAAATATGGCAAGTAATATAGACACAACTAGCATAGATGCAACATTTCCAGTAGCTGGACAAGACAATAACAGCCAAGGATTTAGAGACAATTTCAACGTTTCTAAGAACAATTTCACGGCGGCTAAATCAGAAATTGAAACTTTACAAACTAATACTGCAAAATTAAATGCATCAAACAACTTTGCAGGTAATGAAGTTAGTGGTGCTACATTTAAAGGCAATTATACAAAACATTTTGATGGTGGTAGTGTATCTGCCGGACAAAATGTAAGTATGTCTAGTGGTAATTTTCAAACTTTTTCAATTAGTGCCGATCTTACATTAACATTAGCAGATTGGTCTACTCAAGAAGATGTTTCACAAAGTTTAATAGTTCAAGTAGTAAGTGATGGTTCATCTCGTGCATTAACATGGGCCGCTGATGGCGGAAGTATAAAAGGTGAAACAAATTTTACCTCTACAACAGCTATTACTAGTGCAGGAGATCCTTTTATCTTTGAATTCTGGACATATGATAATGGTACAACTGTATTTGCTAGAAATCTTGGCGAATTTAGTTAATATGAATAATTTATGCCAGATAATAACATCCATCCATTAAACAACGACTTATCAAAACTTTCTATAGCACAAATAGAACAAAAATTAAGTGAATTAAGAACAAAATATTTTAGAGCTAAAAATCCTCAACTTCGACAACAATTAAATTTCTTTATAATAGATTTTAATGAAGAATTAAAGACTAGAGTAGCCAAAGAACAAGCAAAATTGGCTAAGGAGTCTGGAAAAGATCTTGACAATCTCATCAATATAGATTAAAATATATAAATGCAAATAGATTCTTTAGGATTACCAAAATATGGTACGGATGATTTAATGGACCTTATCTATAAAGGTCAAGAAGACTTATTGTTTAATGTATTATCTGATGTTAATGAAGAAACAGAAAAATTTAATAAAGCTGTAGACTTAACAGGTGCAGGACAACATCTTAAATTTTATAAATCACTAGATATAGATTTAAAATCATTTGATAAACTTTTACAAAATGAATGGTTTATGCCTAATAGCTATAAAAGTTTTGATATAGAAAAATACATTCGTAACGTATGTCCAAATAATCAAAATAGTATAAAAAGAGTAGAAGATGAGTTAAAAGCATTTAAAGAAATGGGTTATACAAATTTATTAAGATTTTTACACTATCTTGTAAATTTCATGAAAGAAAACAATGTAATATGGGGTGTAGGACGAGGAAGTTCAGTAGCAAGTTATGTATTATACTTGCTAGGTGTCCATAAAATAGATTCATTAAAATATAATCTAAATTGGCGTGAGTTCCTTCGATAAATATATACATAATAATACTAGGAGAATAAAATGGCAGTAAAGCAAACAGGACAAAAAGTTTACCGTACAATGCAGGGAAAACCGGTTGATATGGATCTGTTAAGAAAAAGATATGAATTAACCCCAGCAGTAGGTAATGCTAAAGTTAATGCTAGAGGTGACGAATTGGGTGCCGGTGGCAAAATTATTCGTAAAAGAGAAGAAGTTTTAGCAGATTACTATAGAGATCATCCTAAAGCTGTTCCAGACGTTAAAATAGCTGAAGCAACACAACCAAAAACAAAAAAAGCCGAAGTAAAAGTCGAAGTAAAAGCCGAAGAACCAAAAACTGAAGCTAAAAAAGAAAATGAATGGGTTGAAGATGCAGACGGTAATTTTGTTAAAAAATAAAGATTAAAATACTCTAATGTTCGAACGCCAGAACAATCTTAAAATCTATAAAGGCAAAATAACACCTATCCATGACAGAGTTTTAGTTTCTGACATGGATTTCGGGGATCAAAAAACCAAAGGTGGACTTATTATTGCAAGTGACGACGGACATACTCGAGGTATCAAACCTAGATGGTGTAAAGTAGTTTCTAAAGGTCACAAAAATAAAGACACATACAAAGAAGGAGACTGGATCTTAGTCGAACACGGACGATGGTCAAGGGGTCTCCATTTTGAAAGTAAAAACGGAAAAGTCAAAGTTCTTCGAATTGTTGAAGCCAAAGCAGTAATGATGACTGGCAATTATAAACCAAAAGATTGGTACCAAGCCAGATTAAAATATAGCCCTGCCGGCGAACTCCTAGAAAAATAATTACTTGACTGTAGACATTCTTTATCATATACTACATATATGAGATTACCAGAGCCAAAAAATTCCGGAATTAACACAACAGGGTTAACAGGTATAGTATTAATGACTCTCCATTTAACTGGTGTAATTACTGGTTGGTATTGGATTGTGTTATATGTTATACTAATACTATCTGGAATAGGACAAGAATACAAAAAGACGATATATTAAATGCAAGAGTTATGGGTAGAAAAGTATAGACCTAAAACTGTTGATCAATATGTTTTTAGAGATGATCATCAGAGGAAACAGGTCCACCAATGGTTGAAAGAAAAGACAATTCCACATCTTTTATTTTCAGGCACAGCAGGTATAGGTAAAACTACACTTGCAAAAGTTCTTTTAAATGAATTACAAGTTAATGATCTTGATGTAATAGAAATAAATGCAAGTAGAACAAATTCTGTTGACGAAGTAAGAACGAGAATCATTAATTTTGTACAAATGATTCCGTTTGGTGAGTTTAAAGTAGTATTACTAGACGAAGCAGACTATCTAAGTCCAAATGCACAGGCGGCGTTACGTGGTGTAATGGAAGAATACCACACAACATCAAGATTTATATTAACTTGCAACTATCCTAATAGAGTTATACCAGCACTTCACAGCAGATGTCAAGGTTTTCATATAGAAAGAATTGATCAAACAGAATTTACAGCAAGGGTGGCAGAAATTTTAATGCAAGAAGGTGTTACACCCGATCTTAACACATTAGACACTTATGTAAAAGCAACTTATCCTGATTTAAGAAAATGTATTAATACTGTACAAATGAATACGCAAGAAGGACAGTTAATTGAACCACAAAAAGCAGATACAGGTGATTTAGATTACAAATTACAAATGGTTGAACTGTTTAAAGCAGGAAAAATAACAGAAGCAAGAAAATTAGTATGTAGTCAAGCAAGGCCAGACGAAATAGAAGACATATATAAGTGGTTATACGACAATATTAGTTTATTTGGGGACGAACAAAAACAAGAAAAAGCAATATTAATTATTAAACAAGGATTAGTGGATCATTCATTTGTTGCAGATCCCGAAATTAATTTATCTGCAACTATGATTAAGTTACAAAATCTCTAAATGTGCGGAATAGTTGGAATATATAATGTTCCAGAGGCTTCTAAAATTGCAGTACTCGGAATTCATGCTTTGCAACACCGAGGACAAGAAGGAGCTGGTATTATTTCATACGATAATGACTTTCATTTTCAAAATTCTTACGGTTTAGTTGATCATATTTTTAGTAAAAACAGAATTATAGAAAATCTACCAGGTAATATGGCAATAGGCCACGTTAGATACAGTACTACTGGTGGTACAGGTAAAAATAATGTTCAACCTTTATTTTATAATTTAGACTTTGGTGGTTTTGCTATTTCTCATAACGGAGATTTTACTGATTCAGTATATTGGCGAGACAAATTAAGAAAAGATGGTGCAATATTTCAAACATCTACCGATACAGAAATTATTCCACATTTATTGGCCCGTACAAAAGGAACAGATCCTATTAATCGTTTACTTAAGGTATTAAATCAAGTAAATGGTGCATTTAGTATAGTGGCTTTGCTTAATAACAAGTTAATTGTTGCACGAGATACTCATGGCTTTCGTCCATTAGTTATAGGTCGTTATAAACAAGGTTATGCAGTAGCATCTGAGAGCTGTTCTCTTGATTTAATTGGTGCAACAAATATTAAAGACGTTGACCCCGGAGAAGTACTTGTATTTGAAGATGAAAAAAAGAAAATTTATCATTTAGACAATAAAATTACAAAAAATTTTTGTATATTTGAACACGTATATTTTTCTAGACCTGATTCTATTATAGATGACCAATTAGTATATGACGTTCGTAAAAGAATAGGTGAACAATTAGCAAAAGAAACTTATATTGACTCTGATATGGTTGTTCCTGTACCTGATTCAGGTTTAATATCTGCACTTGGATATGCTAAACAATCAAAAATTCCTTTTGAATTTGGACTTACGCGAAGTCACTACGTAGGAAGAACATTTATTCAACCCACTCAAACAATACGAGACTTAGGTGTAAAATTAAAACATAGTGCTATGCGATTATTTGAAGATAAAACAGTTACCGTTATTGATGATTCTATTGTTCGAGGAACTACAGCAAAAAAAATTATAAAAATGATAAGAAAAGCAGGTGCTAAAAAAATTCATATGCGTATTGCATCTCCACCGGTTACTGGTCCATGTTGGTATGGTATAGATACACCAAATAGACAAGAACTTATAGCTGGAACCAGTAGTGAAAAAGAAATTAAAGAATTTATAACGGCTGATTCACTAAAATACATATCAGTAGAAGGATTACATAAAGCAGTAAAAGGTAAAGGTTACTGTGATGCTTGTTTTAGTGGCAAATATCCTATTAATAAAAGGACTGAATTACATGAACGTTAAATTAATTGATAAAATGGGTACTGACCTAACAGTAGTAAATGCCGCTAGGGTTTCTTATGCAAAAACTAAAGAACAATTTGAAGATAAAGACGAAAAACTAATTGCATTTTTGGCTAAACATAATCATTGGTCACCGTTTGGACACGCATCACTACAATTTAGAATAAAAGCACCTGTGTTTGTTGCAAGACAACTTGTTAAGCATCAAGTTGGACTAATATGGAATGAAGTTAGTAGACGTTATGTAGATTATCCACCTGAATTGTTTAATCCAGAGTCATGGAGAGGTCGTCCTATTAATTCTAAACAAGGTTCTGCTGGTGAAGTTAAACTTGATAGAACATTACAACATCTTTATTCAACTGCTATGGAACAATGTAAAATTTTATACCATGCTTTGATCGGAAAAAACATCGCACCCGAACAAGCACGAATGGTATTACCTCAATCAATGATGACTGAATGGTATTGGTCAGGAAGTTTATATGCATTTGCTAGAGTATGCAATTTAAGATGTAAACCTGACGTACAAAAAGAAACTAGAGAGGTTTGTGAGCAAATTTCTACAGAATGCGGTAAGTACTTTCCTATTAGTTGGAAATATTTGAGAAATTAATAATGTATAGACCATTACCAGACGGAATAACAATTAAAAATTCAAACGTACAAGGCCTTGGCTTGTTTGCTACTAAAGATTTTGATGTTGATGTAATTCTCGGCGTGATTCACATTAAAAACAAAAATTTTCCACACGGTTATATTAGAACTGCCTTAGGAGCATTTTATAATCATTCAGATGAGCCTAATTGTAAAAATACAGAAGGTTTCTGGCATCAATTACCTGTAAAATATCTTGTAACAATTAAACCTATTAAAGCAGGAGATGAATTAACAGCCAATTATACTTTATATCGAGACTTTGACGAGAAAGGAGAATAATGTTAGAAGAATGGATAATAAGAATTATACTTGTTATTCTAGGAAGTATAGCATTGTTGGTTTTGATACAATTAATTGTCAATATAGTCACCGGTGTTTATGTATAAAGCAAGTCACATACTAGTAAGCCATTCAGAAGCAGTAAGTTCTACAAGAACAATGTGTAGGGAAGAAGCATTGTTTTTAGCAGGTGCAATTAGTGAAGAAATAAGAACAGGCAAGTATACTTTTGATCAAGCCGCAAAAATTTATAGTGATTGTCCTAGTGGACAGGCAAACAGTGGAAATTTAGGAACTTTTCCAGCCAATAGAATGGATAAAGATTTTATAACATATTTAGATAACTTAAAACCTGGTGAAACTAGTGGTCCTTGCCCTACTATATATGGTTTTCACCTTATAAGAAGAAACTAATCAATAGATAAATAGTAAAAAAGGTACCTTATATGCAAGATACAGTAGATGTTATAAAAACAGTTCAAAATGTGTTTGACAATGACACCGCTTTCACGGTACTCAAGGACTTTGAAAGAGTACTTGATGAATTAGACCTTTATGTATATGATAATTGGGAAAATGGTGAATTAGCATCAGGTCCAAACATTAAAAGACACTTTGTATCATGCACTTTTATGTGGGATCGAGATAAAATGCCAGATCCTACAGGTGGTCAAAGATTAACTGATTACGATTGCAAAGTATATTACAAAAAAGATCAATTTGTTTTTCCTAGACAAATAATAGAGCCTGGAGATATGCGAACAGGAACTAAAAAAGGTAAAATGGATAAAAGACCTATATGGTTAGTAGAAATTATGATGCCTAAAGAATTAATCCGAAGCATATACAGTGGTTATGAAGCAGAAACTGACTACTCTAAAGACCCAGCAACAGCAGAAGAAATTCCAGTAGATCAAAATATAGATGCTGGTATAGAACCAGTAGCAGAACCCGATGCTCCTGAAGGAGAAATTTAATGGGTTTAAAAAAAGACGATTTAGCACATACTACTGATAGTATATTTGAAATCGATTCCTATAAATCAAAAATGGGAGACGATAAAGATATTGTAGTTCTTAGTTTTACAGTTCTAGGAGAACAACCAGCAATAGATTTAGTAAATTTTATAGAAAAAGGATACGATTACGTTTTAGATGCTGACAAAACTAGCGGAGAACAAGCTGATGGCAAATATAGAGTGTTTGTTGAATTAGAAAGAAACAATAAAATTTCAAATCAAATTACAGAAATACTAGGTGGTGTCGGAAAACTAGCAAATTTAGAAAATTTTAAATTTAGATACTATAAAAATTTTAAAAGTTTACCAGCAGATGAAAAAACTTTAGGAGAAGTTGTTCCTTTTGATTCTGACGCTTATGAAATTAAAATAGGTGAGGCTCCTATGGAGAATTATAAAAATTTCTTTCATGATAGTTATGTAGATGACGTAATTATGGAAGATACAACATTAATTCTTAAAAAGCAACGTCATGATCCATTATTTTTCGAATTTTTGGAATATGGCAATAAAGAAGATGTCTTAAAATCAATAAAAGAGTCATATCAGATTAATAAATTCCCAGAAGTAATTTTTTTAAGTAAGTATATAGGAGATTATAATATATCCATTTATGGTAACAAGTATGTTCTTGAAAGCAAGAACTTCTGTATAGTACTTAAGAAAAAATATGAGACTATCAACTAATTTTACACTAGAAGAATTCACAAGAAGTCAAACAGCAATACGTCAAAATATAGATAATACACCCACAGATGAGCATATTGAAAATATGCAACTTCTATGTGAAATGATTCTCCAACCAATTAGAGAACATTTTGGTCCAATAGCAATTAATTCAGGATATAGAGGAGTAGTTTTAAACAAAACTATTGGTGGTTCTTGGAAATCTCAACATTGTGAAGGTAAAGCGGCTGATATCGAATGCCCTGGTACAGGTAATCGTTATGTAGCTCAATGGATTTCAGATAATTGTACCTTCGATCAAGTAATTCTTGAATTTCATAACCGAGAAATACCCGATTCAGGTTGGGTTCATGTTAGTTATAATCGTGGATCTAATCGAATGCAACGTCTACACACCTTAAAAGAAGACGGCAAAACTGTATACAAGCCTAACCTAATAGAATAATCAATAAATACAACTATAATGAAAACCAAGTACTGCAATAATTGTGGCAGAAAAGCCCATTGTGACGAAGTTTTAAAAGAAACTCAGGTTGACTATGATGGCAGAAAATATGAAATCGTAGTGTGCGTGTACTGTAGGTGCGAGGAATAGTATGTTTTTCTTTGGTCAAATAAAAATGATTTTTACAATGCTAATTATTATCGGTATTGCCGGTGCTGGTATGTATGTAATGAAGCTACGATCTGACAACGCTATTCTTAAAACAAATCAAATAAAACTAGAACAAAGTATTGAGTCACAAACTAAACTATTAGAGCAACAAAAAATAGATTTTGAAGCAATAATGGAACATAATAAGCAAATGAATATATTAGTTAAAAATTTACAAGAAGATTTAAGACAATTAGATAAAAGATTTACTAAAAAAGGTAGAGACTTTGGTAAACTTGCAATTAAAAAACCTAGTTTAGTTGAAAAAATTATAAACAAAGCTAGTGAACGTGCTCAACGATGTGTAGAAATTGCCTCAGGGGCACCATTAACTGAAGCAGAAATAAACGCTACAAAGAAATCAGAAATTAATACTGAATGTCCTTCGATAGCTAACCCTAATTACAAAGCATACGCGGTAGAATAATGAGAATACTTTTTATAATATTACTAGCATTTGCATTATCAGGTTGTACACTTGGAGCTGAGAAGAAAATAAAAATTTTTCAAGTAGAAGAACCTAGAGCAAACTTAAATCTTGAATCTCCTGAACCTTTAGACTTAGAAAAATTAAGATGGATTATTATTACTAGCAAAAATGCAGAAGAAGTATTTAAAAGATTAGAAGCAGAAGGTTATGATCCTGTATTATTTGGACTTACAGACAAAGATTATGAATTAATTGCAAAAAACTTTGCACAAATACGGTCATACTTAAAAGAACAAAACGCAATACTTGAAAAATATAGAGAGTATTACGAACCTGAAGAAAAAAATGAGTAACATTTTACGCAAAATATGGTATTGGATTGTTGGTTACCCAGCTGAATTAACTTATTGGTTTGAAGGTAAAGAGTTTCTAGTTCATGTACGTAAATTTAGAGAGCTTAAACCCAATCATATTACATTTATGAATGTAGAAACAGAGAAATATGTTGCAATAAAATCAGATACTCCAATAAAGTACATACTTAAACAAGAATAAATAGCATTATGTCAGACGATTTAATTAAAGTTAAAAAAACAACAGAAGAATACGAAGTATCAAAAAGTGATCTAATCCCAGATACCGGAGATGACGCCCCTACTTGGTATAATAAAACAGCAGGCCTATTAGACAAATTTAGAATAATACCTAGATTAGTAATGTTGGCTTACATCTTTGCATTTTATTCATCAGTAACTTGGTTTATGCAACTAACTGATCCCACAAATGCTCAAGCAATGTTTATATCAACAATAGTTGGTGCCGGTGCGGCATTCTTTGGACTATATGTTGGTAAACCGGGTGCTACACTTCCAAAAAATAAGAAATAATTCCCATTAAATACAATAACAACTTGACTTTTTGGTAAAGAGTTGTTATATTATTATTATGGCAGACTATTATGATATATTAGGGGTTAAAAAAGGCGCTTCCCAACAAGATTTAAAAAAAGCATATAAAAAACAAGCGATGAGATATCATCCAGACAAGGGTGGAGACTCTAATAAATTTCAAAAAATAAACGAAGCATACGATACACTTAAAGACCCTCAAAAGAAAGCCATGTATGACCAATTTGGTGCTACTGGTAATCAAGGACCTTATTCAAGAACATATTCAACTGAAGAGTTTGAATTTCCTAATGACATAGGAGATATTTTTAATCAATTCTTTGGTGGATCAAGATCACCGTTTACTCAAAGAAGACAAAGACAAAGAAATAAAGACATAGCAATTCAAACTCAAATAGATTTAGAAGATGTAATGAATGGTAAATCATTAATTGCAACATATACACTAACAAATGGTAAGCAACAGAGTGTAAACATTGATTTACCTCCGGGAGTAGAAACAAATACCACGATGAAATTTACAGGACTAGGAGATAATTTCATTCCAAGTATTTCTAGAGGTGATTTAATGGTAAGAATTAAAGTACGATCTCATTCAAGATGGCATAGAGATGGTGCAAATTTACATTGCGTAGAAAAAGTAAGTGTGTTTGATTTATTATTAGGAACTAAAAAGGAAATATCAACTGTAGATGGTAAAAAATTATCTATTACCATCCCTAAAGGATGTCAACCAGGTACAGTATTAAGTATTAGTGAACAAGGACTACCAAGATTGCATGGCAGAGGCAAAGGTAACATCTATATGACAGTTCAAGCCGATATACCTAACATATCTGATCCAGAAATGTTAAAGCTTCTTCAAAGGATAAAATATGGAACTAATTAAACACCCAAATGAATGGTTAGAGAAAAAAATAAAACCTTTCGACTGGGAAAATTTAGATTCAGAAAAAATTGAACAAGAAATGGTCTCTATTATGGAGGATAATAAAGGTATAGGTCTGGCGGCAAATCAAGTTGGGTTAGATGCAAGAGTTGTAACAATATTGCCAAAAAATATAAAAGGAATTACTAAATCTTTTGCAATTATTGATCCTACAATAGAACAAATAAGTCTTAATAAAATTGAAGATGTTGAAGGATGTCTTAGTTTTCCAAAATTATGGTTAAAAGTTAGAAGACCAGACAAGGTTACTGTAAAATTTCTTGACAGTAAACAAAAAGAGTGTATAATGGACTTTAGTGGTTATGATGCAAGATGTTTTCTTCACGAATATGATCATCTGGAAGGAATAACGTTCGTGAGTCCTTTACGAGTTAGCAAATTAAGATTAGATATGGCAATAAAAAGACAACAAAAAATAATAAAAGAGGAACAACAAAATGGTTGAGCCTAGCCAAGAACTCCAATTAGTTTTTGATAAAGCAGTTATAGATGCTAAAAAATTAAAGCATGAATATGTAACTGTTGAACACTTATTATTTGCAATGCTATGCACTGATAAATTTTCAAATATGATTAAAGGATTCGGTGCAGATGTTGACGATTTAAAAACAGAAGTAGAAAATTATCTTAAAACTAAATTAAAAACTATAACACTTGAAAATATTTCAAAATATAAACCAAAAAAGACAACAAGTGTAGAAAGAATTCTAAATAGAGCATTTACCCAAGTATTATTCAGTGGTAGAAGCCATATAGACATCTCAGACGTGTTTCTTAGCATGATGAGTGAAAAGAAAAGCTGGGCTTATTACTTTATAATGAAGACCGAAATAAGCAAAGACAAGTTTCAAGACTATCTACACGCCGAAATGGAATCATTATATGAAGATGAAGTTGATCAATCCGCGGCAAAAAGAGCATTAGGTCTTTATACTACAAATTTAAACAATGAAGTTAAAAAAGAAAGAATAGATCCAGTTATAGGAAGAGTAGAAGAATTAAATTCTATAGCTTTATCTTTAGGTAGAAGAACTAAAAATAATGTAATCCTAGTAGGAGATCCAGGTGTAGGAAAAACTGCTATTGCAGAAGGATTAGCATTTAATATTGAAAAGAATACTTGTCCTGATTTTTTAAAAGAATATAAAGTGTATAATTTAGACATTGGTGGAATGTTAGCTGGTTCTAAATATAGAGGAGATTTTGAAGAAAGATTTAAACTTGTATTATCTGCTTTAAAAAAGAAAGGCAAAACAATTTGTTTTATAGATGAAGCACATAATATAAGTGGTGCAGGAGCAGGCGGAACTACAAATAGTAATGATTTAGCTAATTTATTAAAACCTGTATTAACTAAAGGTGATCTTAAAGTTGTAGCATCAACTACTTGGGAAGATTATAGAAAATATTTTGAAAAAGACAGAGCTCTAATGAGAAGATTTCAAAGAATTGTAATTGATGAACCAGATAAAGATACTACAGTTAAAATATTACACGGACTTAGAAAATACTATGAAAATTTTCATAATATTGCAATTACAGATCAAGCAATTAAAGAAGCAGTTAAAACTAGTGTCAAATATCAAACTGATAAAAAATTACCTGACAAAGCAATTGATTTAATAGACTTGGCGTGTAGTAGATTTAATCTTAAAGACCCTACTGCTGAAAAAGTAATAGGTCAAGAAGAAATACAATATGAAGTAGCAAAAGCTGTGAAAATGCCTGTTGAAAACATTCAACAAAAAGAGTCTTCAGCACTTGCTAATTTAGATAAGAATATGAAGAGTGGTGTATTTGGACAAGACAAAGCAATAGAGTCTGTTATTGATAAAATTATGGTGGCACACGCAGGATTAAAAAGAGAAAACAAACCAATAGGATCATTTGTGTTCATGGGCCCAACAGGTTGTGGTAAAACAGAAACAGCAAAACAACTTGCAAATCATTTAGGTGTTAAATTAGTCAGATTTGATATGTCAGAGTATCAAGAAAAACACGCAGTATCAAAACTAATTGGATCTCCTCCAGGATATGTTGGATTTGAAGAAAATACAGGATTGCTTATAACAAAATTACAAGAACATCCTAATTGCGTATTGCTATTAGATGAAATAGAAAAAGCACACCCTGATGTTAGTCAAATATTACTTCAAATAATGGATGAAGGAACTGTTATGGGTAATAATGGTAAAGAAGCAGACTGTAAAAATGTTACATTAATTTTAACTACTAATTTAGGTGCAGATCAATTAGATAAAAACGTAATGGGATTCACTGACTCCTCATCTACTAGTGAATATGACGATAAAGAAATGAAAAAGTTCTTTCCACCAGAATTTAGAAACAGATTAGACGGAACTATTGTATTCCAAAAATTATCAAAAGAAACTCTAATAAAAATTGTTGGTAAGTTTATGCTAGAGCTTAGATTGATGTTAAAAGACAAAGATACAGTACTAGAATTAACTGATGAAGCTATTGACTACCTAGTAGACAAAGGATATGATGATAAAATGGGTGCTAGACCTATGCAAAGACTAATTGACAATGACATTAAAAGACCTCTATCCAAAGAATTGCTATTTGGTAAGTTAAAAAATGGTGGTAAAGCTAAAATTGACTCAAAAGATAAGGGTATTACTATCATCTACGAAGAAGCAGTGAAACTAATCAAAAGTTAACCTTAGGGCATATAGATAAATATCTATATGTCAGCATCAAGTGAAACAATTATGTCAGCAACTACCCATCCTGGGGATAGTACCGTCGAGACTGTCGAAGGTTCTAGCTTTAAGGGTGATGGTTACTATGGTAGATCGGACGGTGTTCATACTGTTCAATATAGTATTTCTGGTTTTACAGGAACCATTAAAATGCAAGCCACTTTAGCAACAATACCTACAGCAAGTGACTGGTTTGATGTTAGTGGAACAGAAATAGTATATGCAAGTACTACAACTACCAATGATTACAAAAATTTTACCGGAAATTTTGTATGGGTGAGGGCACACGTGGTATATACTGATGGAGACATTAACGCCATTAGTTTAAATCATTAAGGAGAGTTATGAAAATTAACGAATTTACAACTGTAGACAAACCCAAGTTAGATTTTAACTTATTAGATGATATACATTATTTCATGATTAATGATTCTAGCTTTTATAGAAAACATTACTTTCCAACAGTAGATAAAGCCAAACAAACAGGCGACAATTCAACCTTACAACCTCTGATCGATACAGCAATTAATGAATATTTTAAAACATTTAGATTAAAAATGAGACCTGAAAATGTAATTAAAGATGAAGACAAACAATCATTAAAACAAAGAATTATAGACAGTGAAAAAGAAGAAGACGATATCGAGAAAGAGCGGAAAGAGAATGAATAATGAGATTAAAGGAGTTTACTGAAGCATTATCTAAACCTGCATCTTTCGCCTTTGGTCGAATGAATCCTCCTACCTTAGGACATCAAAAATTAGTTAATACTATCCAATCTCAACCCGGCGATCATTTTTTATTTTTAACGCATACTCAAAATGCAAAGACAGATCCTCTAGCATTTGCTGAAAAATTGTTTTTTACTCAACAAATGTTTGCAGGAATTAAAATAGGTGACCCTAAAGTCAGAACAATAATCCAAGCCATGCAAAAATTAGAACAAATGGGGTATACCGATATCACATATGTGGCTGGTAGCGACAGGGTCAATGAATTTAGAGAATTATTAAACAAATATAATGGTCAAGAATATACATTTGATTCTATTAAAACCGTAAATGCAGGTACTAGAGACCCTGATTCACAAGGTGTAGAAGGTATGAGTGCAAGAATGGTAAGAGATTTAGCGGCTAGAGGTGATAAAATTGCTTTTATGAAAGCAATACCAGGTGATAGAAAATTAGCAACCATGATGTATGACAAACTTAGAAGTAAATTAAATGTACCAGCAATTTAATAAATATACATATGGAAATAGCGAAATTAAAAAAATTAGCAGGCATTACGGACTCAGAGGCACCCTCAGAAACACAACTTAATATTAGTCATACAGCACAGGCATTAAAAGACAGAGAAAAGGCATTAGGTTTAAGACCCGGTGATCCAGGCTGGTTTAAATTATGGTTTAGTAGACCATTAATGCAACAAAGTAAAGGATATAAAAGTAGAAAATGAACTTACGTGAATTCATAAAAGATTTTAGAGTTAATTCACTAGCTGAATTTAGACAAGTTGTTACTCCACGAGATGAAAAACATTATAGAGAATTAATGAAACATCTTCATGCTATGGAATTAGACCCTGTAAATAGAAGTGATCCTGATCTTATGGGAGAAATCCGAAGAAGAAGAATGGAATTAAGAGGCTGGGCTGAAAAAAATATAAAAAGAGAAGATACTGTTAAAGAAGTTCCAGGAATGACACAATCGGCTAATACACAGGCGGCAGGTGTGAATCATTTAGGATTACCATCAGATGATGTAGTAAAAGAAGATAACGAAGAATTTTCTTTTGGTCAAATAGCAAAAGCAAAAGCATATGCTAAATTATATGTAGATAATTATACAACCGCTGTAAAAAATATTGAAAGAATTGCAAAAGGATTATCAAGTCATCCAGATGTTGCTGATGCATTAAGAAAAGCAAACGAAGATGACGAACCACAAATAACAGATTATACAGATGTAGTTTCACCAGAAGAAATGGCAAAAATATGGTATTATGATGAAAAACACGGTAGAGCTAAAGACTTACAAGCACGATTTAAAACTTGGCAAGATTATTACAAGTCAGATGACTTTGAATTAGATTTAGATCATTTAAGAAGTAAATTTGAAGATGACGATAAAGACGAATTAATGAAAAAATTTCTTGCTAAAGGTGGTAAAATTCAAAAATTAAAACCAGGAATTCCTAAAGGTGCAACTCATATGGATCGAAGAGGGGATTATAAGAAAAGTGACTTTCCTAATGTAAAATTTCAAAATAGAAAAGACGTAGAAAAATCAAAAAGTAAAGCTCTAAGAAGTACACCTATAACAAGTCCAATGAGTGATGAATCAGTAAAAGAAGATTCTGAAGCAAGTTTATTAGGTGCCGCACAGGCTTCTTTAAGTCATGGATTAGAACTAGCTGATGCTGTACTTAAAGATGATAATAATATGGCAAAAGTTATATCTTCTACTATTAAAGAAAATTGGCCTCCTTTAATTGATAAAATTCAAAATGTATATAAAACTGATTCTGCAAAAGAAGAATTATCTAAAATACTAAATTTTGATAAAAAAGATTATGGATTGAAAGAAAGAATGCCAGCATCTATTATTAAACATAAACAAAAACTTGATATGATGACTGATAAAGAATTAGCAATCAGATTTCAAGACAAAGATGAAAACACACTACGTCATATGGCTTGGAGACATGGTTACGGTAAAATGAGTTCACACTATTGGGATAGAGTTCAAGCAGGTAAACAAGAAACAACTGAAGATTTAGATCATCTAGGATTATCAATAAAAAAAGAAGATGACGAAAAATCTTGGGCGGCATATAAAGTAGCAAGAGATCAAAAAGTTGATTATGCCAATATAATGTTTCGTGGTAAAGAAATAGATCATAATAGCATAGACTATGAAATGCAGGATTTTAGTGATATGATTTTTCAATTACTTGGAGCAAAATATATAGATGGCACACCTTTAACTGATGAAGAATTAGAAGAATTTGAAAAAACAGATGAACTTCTTGATTGG